TTAGGAAGTAACACTGCGGATTGTCCAATTCTTTGACATTATTACCATTGGTTTCGGCTATTAACCGAGTTCCCTTGTAATATTTCTATTCCAAGGTGGTAGTCAAAGACTCTAAGGAGTTTCCCGCATCAAGGTGTTTCGCCAAATGATTCTTTAAATATATAATAAATTCTTTTGCACTTTGTTTTGAATCATTTGACTAGGAGGTAGCACGCTTTTAACGCCTCCTGTTTTCGACAGAGAGTTTATCGAAATCCGCATTATATGGTTTCGTATCACCGACATTCATTCTAAATGTATCTCCTTGAAACATCACCTTCGCAATGTGACACATCATGCTCATTCGGTGAAGTGTCGGTTGACGGTTAAATAATACACCATCGCCATCCATAATGTGTCGATGAACAATGTCACCATTCTCAATATGTATATTCTCGCGATCTGCATAACGCAGCGAAATATTCTCTCCATTTTTCTTTTCAAGAATTTTCGCACCAGGGTATTCATCAGGACCATTTCGCACCAACTTCATCAAGAAACTCTTATTCAAGTTATTTACAGTAATCGGTTTCGTAATGTTTTTCGCAATTTTAAGAGGAATTCCCAGTTCACGAATTGACAAATTGGGATCAGGCGTAATTACCGAACGTGCGGAAAAGTCAACACGTTTTCCCATCAAATTGCCTCTCACACGACCACCCTTTCCATTCAGACGATCCATAATTGACTTGAGGGGTCGCCCCGACCTTTGCGCGACTTGACCGACGCCCGGTATGTTATTGTTGATTTGAGTCGCGACGTAATATTGGAGAACATCGTGCCAACCGTCAATGACCTTTTGTGGCGACTTGTCATTTATTTTTTCCTGAAGCGTTTTGTTCATCTTAATAATATTAACTAAAATGTGACTAATATCATCCTCGCTTCTTTGCTGTCCGTCCATTTTAATAGATGGGCGAACCGCCGGAGGAGGAACAGCCAGTACTTGACAAATCATCCAGTCGGGTCGTGAAAACAGCGGACTAAAACCCATAAATGATACATCCTCGTCGGAAATTCGACGGAAAATCTTAATCACAATTTCAGGAGTCAAATGCATTGTCAAGTTTTTCTTTGCTTCTCCTTCAGCTCCTTCATCCGATTCCGTATTTTCCCACTCGGCAACTAGTGTTGCCATATCCTGTTTTTTGATTCGCTTTGGTTGAAGACAACCGCAACCGTCGTGTGTATCTTCGCCACAACGCTTAACTTTGCTACAGTATTGAAAGACATTGGTCCATCGTTGGTCCGACTTCATTTCCATAAATCTACTATTTGTTTCTTTGCTAATAAGAAGTTTACTACACTTTATGCAGACGCAACTCAGAATTTTTCGAACGGTTGTTAAATATTGAATATAAAATACAGGTCGAGCCAATTCAATGTGCCCAAAATATCCCGGCGTCTGCATGTAGTCCAATCCATCCGTTGGACAAATCAGACCCGGTTCAAGAACACCCATTCGAGAATCAAATGGTCCACCTACCACCGGTCTATTATTATCATATGTATTCCTGTCCGTAATATGAGCAACCGAAGATTTGCGAATCTCTTCAGGCGACATTATGCTAAACTGAATTCCAATAATTGAAGATACATTCTGAAGTGCTAATTTTGATTGACCTTTTTGAGTAAACATTTCCTTCTTATATTAATAGAATAATATTTAGATTGTTTATCAATTTTCTTAATTATAAAAATAATAAATAATATCTATCATTAAATACAATATACATATTTTATTTTTTCATCGCGTTATCTATTCTTTAACTACTATATGCAAAATTACAACGCATTGAGTAAAGTATCAAACCTTCGATGCTGTTTTATATTTTATATTTTATATTTTGTATTTTGTATAATCATAGATATTATTTATTATTTAATATATTAAATTGAAGCCATCTAAAAGGATTCATCTATATATATACAACTCAACCTGTTCACGCCTTCATGACGATTACCAACAAAATAAAAGGTATCTCTAAAAAGGGAGACAACAAAACAAAAAATGTTAAGAAGAGAGATGAAAGAAAATATAAAAAGGGAAAAGATTCCGATAGCGAAGGTGATAATATTTATAATAGTAGTGGCAGTGAAACTGAAATGGAAGGTGGCGGCGGTGGAAGCGCGGCAGGAGGTGTCGCTAGTGCTGAACAAAAATTTGATATGGGTGACTACAGAAAAATGCTTGCTGAAATGTTTCCATCCAAGTATATGGAGAATCGTATTGCAGCAACTGAGAGCCAAAATAAAAAAAATAAGACATCTGAAACATTGCCAAATACTAGAAACACTGCTGCAAATTCTTCCAAGAACAAATCAAACGATGTCGACGAAAATAAAAAAGTGACAAGAAGTTCGGTAAAGGCTGCATTAGCAGAGACAAAATCAAAAGAAAATAAGCCAACTGAAAAGAGTAAGAAAAAGGGGTCTCATAATCCTCCTCCCCCTCCTCCGGCATTAGAGAGCGATGACACGTCAAGTACGAGCACAAACTGTTCAGATACTTGTACGGATAGTGATGACGATCCTTACTCTTCGGGTTTTGGGGAATTTGCAAAAGAGCAGTTGCAAAGTGGTAAGTTCAATATCGTAATTAATTTGATGAATGATAAAAAAAATGGCGACGGCGACGGCGATGATAGCGACGATGACTCAGAAGAATGGGACTCTGAATATGACTCCGACGAAGACGATGATGAGGAATACGACGACGACGATGAAGAATACGATGACGATGACGATGACGACGATGACGATGACGACGATGACGAGGACGACTCCGACCCAGATTATCACCCCGAGGAAGACAACGATGACATTGATATCAATATTAAAGAGGGGTCGGGACATAATTCTAAAAAATCAAAACAGGAAAAGTCTTTGAATGATTCTAAATCCAAGGGTTCGCGCGAGACATCAGGCAAAAAGAGTGGTCAAGATATTTCGAGTGTGAATACACATAACGAGAACGAGTCGTTTGAAACGATTCAAAAAATCAAGGCACAGATGGAGGAAATTTTGAAGTTCAATAAGAACGACAGTATTGCGCGCGACACATTGAAAAGTATGGTAAAGAAGGAGAAGGAATATAAGGAGAGGGAGGAGAAAAAACTAAAGAATCAACAAAAGCGACATGTTAAAACTTTCAAAAAAATGTTGCGAAAGAAAAACTCTACAAATGACTTGAAATATTTTAAAGATAACTTGTCTACGGCTGAGCAAACCGCCGTGTTGAAAGAATTGGAAGACTTGAATAAATTGACGATCACCGACAAACCGTATCGTCTTTCGCTTCTGCAATCTGATATTCCGCAAGCATTCAAGGCAATTGCATTAAAGAAGATTACGAATTTACGCCACATGGAGCCCGGTGCTGGCGAATATTATAAAATTAAAAACTGGGTTGATACGTTTATGCAGATACCGTTTGGAAAATATTGCAATCTCCCTCTTACGATTTCCGATGGAATTGAAAAGTGCCACGAGTTTATGGAAACTGCAAAGTCTACACTTGATGGTGCGGTGTATGGTCTAAATGATGCAAAGATGCAAATTATGCAAATGATGGGACAATGGATTTCAAACCCCGCCGCCATGGGTACTGCAATTGCAATAAACGGTCCGATGGGTACAGGTAAATGTCACGCATTTGATACATCCATCCTGATGTATGACGGCACTGTAAAAATGGTTCAAGATATTGTAGTAGGTGATAAAGTTATGGGAGATGATTCAAAATGTAGAAATGTAGTTTCGCTTGGTAGAGGCGAAGATGACATGTTTGATATTGTTCATACAAACGGGGAAAAATATGGTGTAAATTCCGAACACATCATGTGTTTGAAGCAGTCGGGAATGAATATTATAAAGAATGTAAAGACGAAGTCGGGCGAAACTAGATATAAAGTGTGTTACTTTGATAAGAATGATTATAAACAACACAGCAGACGTTTCGACAATATGGAAGATGCGACAAACTATCTAGACAAAATGAAACTTGAGCACGATTATATTGAAATTCCCGTAAAAACGTTATTAAAGTTGCCTAAATATATTAGCACAAATTTGAAGGGATATAAACGTGGTGCGGAGTTTTCCAGCAAAACTGTACCATTTGACCCTTACATTATTGGTGCTTGGCTGGGCGACGGTACTTCGAAAAAATCCGAAATTACGAATCAGGATGCTACAATTTTGCACTATTTGAGGACAGAACTTCGAAAGTATAACTTGAATTTGGTTCATAGAGCTGAATATACGTATAGTATTTCATATGATATGCACAACCATGATACCAGAAATAACAAAAACAAATTCTTACAAGTTTTGAAAGATTACAAGTTGATTGGCAAAAAACATATTCCCGACGATTACAAAATCAATGACAGAAAAACGCGGCTGGAACTTCTTGCCGGAATTATAGACACTGATGGTTCTTATTGTCATAAATCCAAGGGGTACGATGTTATTCAAAAAAACAAAGTTTTAGCAAATGATATATTGTTTGTAGCAAGGTCTCTTGGATTTTCAGCGAATATGAAAGAGTGTGAAAAATCATGCATGTATATGAACGAAAAAAGGACGGGGACATATCATAGAGTACATATATCGGGTGATAACTTATCCGCCATCCCGGTAAAGTGTCCTCGAAAAATGGCGATAAGTGAAAGAGTTATCAATAAGGATAGTATGGTTATGGGTATTACAATAGAACCGCGTGGATGGGGCAAATACTATGGATTCGAATTGGACAATAATCACAAATATTTACTAGGCGATTTTACAGTAACACATAATACGAGTCTCGTGAAAGAGGGAATCAGTAAGATTTTGAATCGCGAATTCGCGTTCGTGCCGTTAGGGGGTGCTACGGATAGTAGTTATTTGGAGGGGCATTCGTACACGTATGAGGGAAGTACGTGGGGTAAAATTGTGGATATTTTAATACGTTCAAAGTCGATGAATCCGGTGATTTACTTTGATGAATTGGACAAAATTAGTGAAACGCCAAAGGGTGAGGAGATTATCGGAATTTTGACACATTTGACGGATACGACACAGAATTCGCAGTTTCACGATAAATATTTTGCAGAGATTGACTTTGACCTTAGCAAGTGTCTCTTTATATTTAGTTACAACGACCCCCTCAAAGTAAATCCCATCTTGCTTGACCGTATGTATAAAATCAAAACAACAGGATACCTCGTCAAAGACAAGATTGTTATTGCGAAACAATATTTGATTCCCAAGATTCGCTATGAAGTAAATTTCAAAGAGGGCGATATTATTATTCCTGATACAACGCTGAACTATATTATTGAAAATTATACAGAGAAGGAGGATGGTGTTCGAAATCTGAAACGCTGTATTGAAATTGTATATAAGAAATTGAATTTGTATCGTCTAGTCAAGCCCGGAACAACCTTGTTTGAGAAGGAGAATACACTTGTGGTCGAATTTCCATTTACCGTTACAAGTGATATTGTTAATAATCTTATCAAAAAGGATGAAAGTACTATAAATAAAGCTGCGATTAACATGTATTTGTAATTCGAAAAATCATAGATAGAGTATTATAACTAATAGACGGTATGGACGGTATGTTATATATTATTTTATATTTTTTATATTTTTTATGATTATAAAATAATAAGCACTCTGTCAGTACAATTGAATATATATTTTTTTCCTTCTTTAAAACTCGTTAAAATACGACGTCTTATTATTGGGAATCGTATTATTTCCTCCACGCATTGTTAAATATTGAAACTGTTTCTTTGACATGCATGCACACCCCTTGCTACTCGTATATGTACTAGGGCAACACGACGAATCGAACTTGGTATCTTTAAAGAAAAACAATTGTCCTTCGGGAAGAGGAACAGTAGAACCACTATTATACTGGTAGCTATTAAGATGGTCTTCAGAACTCATTCCTTTGGAGTATTTTACTGCATCAGAAACCCACGTGGATAAGTTCAGTTCTTCACTCTCATTCTCTGCAAGCGTTTTCCATGCAAGGGGTTTTGAAACTTGAAATGCTTCTTTTTCTGCGGTAAATGGGGATATAATTTTTTGAACAGGATTAATTGTTTTTAATGCGTCAGCTATTGACGATGTTATGGCGTTCCCATCACCACCAGCTTCTAAACTTGCTCCAACACTTGCCAAACCACTTGCGATATCTCCAACCCCTACGGGGGTTGATGCAGAATTAAGGGTAGATTGAATGTCATTTTTTTTCTTTTCTTCTTCAGGTTGGGTTGCTCCGCTCGTTGAATCGGTATTCGTCTCCATACCTTCTAATAATCCGTAATTCATTCTGCATCCACATAATGCAAAAGATCCAATTAAAATACCAAGTACAATACAAACAGCAATCAATGAAAATCTGGATTTAAATATATTTTTCATATTTCTTATACATAAATCTTAGATAAAAATAATTATTTATTGTATTTTATTGTATATAATATTGTATTTTATTGTATATAATATTGTATTTTATTGTATATAATATTGTATTTATTTCCTAAATAAATAATTATTTTTTAATATACTATGTTATTTGAAAGGTTATATTTTTAAGATATAATCATAATATCCTATTATTTTGTTTTCGCAATCACGGAGGCTGTAAAAATCACTAAAACTAATATCATAATCATAAAAGCGACATATATTACAGTAAGCCCGATTGGTACCCATAAATAAAGTCCCGCGATTGGTATAGTAAAAAAGAATACCATAAGGAATAAATATATCCCCCATGAAATAAAAAGAGCAAGAGACATGATTAGTAATATTATTGACTCACCCAATAAAATAACATAAAAAACAGATGCAGCTGCTTTATATGCCGAAAAGAATATATAAAAAATTGTAGTTAATATACCTTCACCTTTGTTTAACGCGGACCTAACCTTGTTCGTAACTTTTGCTAATATTGACGAAAATACGGTTTGTCTTTCAGCCACTTCTTTCGTTTCTTTTTGGACAGTGTTCGTTCTAAATCCCGATATTGCTCCCATAATGTTAGTTGTAACACCAGTTAATATAGTTACACTCGCGCTAATTAAAATAGACGCTGCTTCTATTGGTGCAAGAGCAACTTGCATAATATCTTTTAATATTGTTTCAGAACATTCGGAAAAGTTTTTTATCGTATATTCCATATTGCTCATGTCTTTGGGTTCTATGATTGTACCCGCAAATGGCATGTATGCAGGGTTACACTTATTTATAGCCCAATCTTTTTTAACGATTTCTTTATTATTTTGAATACTCAAATAGACAAAGTAAAATATCACAATCAATATTGCAAAAATCGCAAATATTACAGACCCACCATATCTCTCTAAATATGTCGTTTTAACATATATGTCATTTATTTTTTTGAATATTGGAGTAATCGGCGTTATCTGCGTCAGGGGTGTTATAGGTGTTATCGGCGTTACTTGTGTTATAGGTGTTGGTATAGCCGCGGAATCCATATATACTAAATATATAAATTACTATTACTATATACATAACCTATAATAATTCATTTTTATCGTATAATGAATTAATATAAATATAAAATATAATCAAATATTACATACTAAGACGGTAAAGCTCTTAATAATTTGCCAGGTAATGCTTCCCATGTTGATTGAGCGGTAATACCGGAAGCCTGTAATATAGACAACGTAGCCATATATACACCAGTCATCTTGCTTATCATATCTTTTAATTTGTTCACCATATATTGCAAGATTAATCCCATGCTACCAAAAACATTATACAGATTTGAAAAGTTGTTCATTACTGTCGCTCGCAAGTAAGCAAACATTCCCATCGTATTCTGATTATTCTTAACCGATGTCTTTATATTTTCGGCTACTACTGCGTTTGTATAGTTTGAAGGAGCTAAGAATGGTCCCATAAAGTCGGTTTGCATCGTCTGAATACAATATGTAAAATTTTTCATAGTATCATGTCCAAACATATTCGCAAAAGGCATCACTAAAGGACTGCATCTATAAATTGGCCAGTTCTTTTCGATATTCTTTTTTCCTATTGCTAAAATATTCGCAATATATAAACCTATAAATACCGCTATAATAAATATTGAATTTAATAAATCGCTGGTCTTCATATTAAAATATAATAATAATATATTATTTTACATTATTATATTTTGCATTTTGCATTTTATATTGTGTATTTATATTGTGTATTTTTATTGTGTATTTATATTGTGTATTTTATGTTTACCTTTCAACGTCTACCACTGCGTCTATAACTTCTACTCTTACGCCCAATGCTTTTCTTATATCTTAATCTTCTATATTTCGTGTTTCTATGTCTTCGTCTACTTAATCCTCCACCTGAAAACTTAGATGCTGCCGATGATAGCGCGGGCATATCTGGTGCAGTATTTGTACCCGCGGTTTGTGCAGCGAATAGTCCACCTGTTAATGATTGTAATGTAGCTATTTGATCAGGAGATGCACCACCAGGCATAGTAAGTTGTATTTTACCACCATCAGTAACCGCAGGTGTAACCGCAGGTGTAATGTTAGCAGCCCCACCTCTAAACATCCTCTTGCCATGTCGTTTCTTTTTATTATGTCTTCTTGTCTTTTTACTGCTACAACCTTTCATTACTTTTGTTATATTGTTATAATTTCGCCCGCGTATTGTCTTTCTTTTCATTCGAAACCTGCCGCCACCCCTTAAACTACCACCATTCCCTAACTCTACTAGAGCTCGCGTTGCCGCCTCTCTCATGTTATAAATTTGCGCACCACCTGTTACAGCTTGCATTGGAGGTAGTTTTAACTCCGATGTTTGAACGGTTGTACCACCCGCCGTTGTTGTGTTTGGTAACATACTACTTACAGCCATTGTTTATTGTTTATTGTTTATTATATTATATATATATATTGTATATATATTTTCATTTAAAAATTTTATATTTTATTGATATTTTATTGATATTTTATTGATATTATAATTTACATTCGTTATAATTTAAAAATATATCTATAATACATAATATATTGACGTTGAATCATGAACCCCCAAGAACGTTTACAATTAGATAAACTAATACGCGCAAATGATGTTACTGACAACACAAACAATATTCGCGAACTAAAACATAGCAAGCCTCTTACCGATGATATCATAACACTTCTTAAAATTAAGAAAGAGTATCAAAGGTTGTCTAAAAGTAACCCCATGCAATTTGATAATATTTGTGTATCTAGATGTCCTTTTCTTTTTAATAACTATACCGATATTTTTAATAAGGTAAAAAAAGACGAAATTGATTTAAATGTTCTTTTTCAGTTGCTTCATATTCTTAAGCAAATTGAAGACGGAAAGCTAGACCAGCATACCGGTTCATATGAAGTAGGTAAATTATTGAAATCTATTTATATCGACAGTGCTATTAAAAAGGCAGATAATATAAACAAAGCACATGACCATTCACACGGAAACGGCAATAAAGACCATTCAAAGCCACCAGTTGTGAAAAAGATTTCATGGTCAGAATTTAAAGCAAAGAATCCAGTTTCAAATACTACGCCTTCTTCGTCTTCTTCTTCGACATAAAATCATTGCCATACAATATTAATTATTTCTAAAATTGAAATAATTAATATTACATTTATAAATACATAAACAATTCCTTCTATCTATACCATACCATATCATATCATAGCTCATCTCATAACCAACACCATCCATATGTCTAAACGCTTGAAAATAAGCACACCCAGTACAACAACCCTAGTTATTGTAGAGTCTCCTGCAAAATGTAACAAAATAGAATCATACCTCGGACCGGGCTATAAATGTATAGCAACATTCGGACATTTCCGCACGCTAGATGGATTAAAGTCAATTAATATGGATAACTTTAACCTTACATTTTCGCGTATGGAGGAAAAATCCAAACAGATTTCCCGTATTAAAAGCGAAATAGAAACGTGTATGGGTAATGTAATTATTGCCACGGATGACGACCGTGAAGGGGAGGCAATTGGGTGGCATATTTGCGACATGTTTAAGCTGCCGGTTGAAACGACGCCTCGAATTATTTTCCATGAAATTACAAAGACGGCGATTGATCGCGCTGTGAGTACACCGGGTACTCTGAATATGAATTTAGTATATGCCCAGTTTGCCAGACAAATATTAGATTTATTAGTTGGATATCATATCTCTCCTCAACTTTGGACACACATTGCATCTAGTGTTAAAAATAGTTTGTCCGCGGGGCGTTGCCAAACACCAGCCCTACGATTAGTATTTGATAACCAAAAAGATATTGACTCCTCGCCCGGAAAAATGGTATACAGTACCGTGGGGTATTTTACAAAACTGAATTTGCCCTTTAATCTGAGCCGACAATATGAGACCCCTAAGGATGTGGAGGAATTCTTAGAAGAAAGTGTAAACCATGATCATGTATTTACGTTGTTACCTCCCAAAAAAATGTCAAGGGCTTCTCCGTGTCCTTTTACTACGAGTGCATTACAGCAGAAGGCGAGTAGTGAATATAATTATTCTCCATCGGAAACAATGTCAATATGTCAGAAACTATACGAAGGTTCGTTTATTACGTATATGAGAACAGATTCAAGAACATATAGTCCAGAATTTATTGAAAATGCCAAGAGGTATATATCCGAAAAGTGGAACGACAAGTATATCAATCCGAATATACAATACCTCGCTCTAGGGTTTGCACACGGGTCTGGTGGTGGCGGCGATGGTGGCGGTGGCGCGGTAAAACAAACCAAAACAACAAAAACGAAGGGGAGTGACGATAAAGGCGTTAAAGCACAAGAAGCACACGAAGCAATTCGTCCGACAAATATCTCTACATTAAAAATCCCAGATACATTCACACCACGTGAACAAAAATTATATAAACTAATATGGACAAATGCTATTGAAAGCTGTATGTCACCCGCGACCGGTGTTACAATAACTGCCCAGTTAACAGCACCAAAAAGCAACGAATATAAATATACAACAGAACTAATCGAGTTTCCGGGATGGAAAGCAGTGGATGGTTACGAGAAGGAAAATCCAAACTACAACTATCTGCAAAATATTAAAAAAGGTTGTATTATTCCTTACAATAAAATTAAAGCTACTGTAACCATGAATGAACTTAAGTCGCATTATACCGAGGCAGGTCTTATAAAACTATTAGAAGAAAAGGGCATTGGTCGTCCGTCGACGTTTTCTTCCCTCATAGAAAAAATACAGAAAAGGGGGTATGTAGAAAAGAGTGATATCGTCGGTAAACGTGTTAAGTGTACCGATTTTGAACTTCTACCCGATGAATTGCTTGAAATGCCGACAGAGCGAGAGTTTGGCAATGAGCGAAATAAACTAGTAATACAACCATTGGGAACTATTGTAATAGAGTTTATAATCCAACATTTTGAAACTCTATTTGACTATAATTTTACGAAAAGAATGGAAGATGATTTGGATAAAGTAGCAAAGGGTGATATTTTATACACTGAAACTTGCCGGTTTTGCATGGATAACATAAAGCATCTAACTACCACATTGAGAGATAAAAATATACAAAAAGACACTGTTACTATCGACGAAAATCATGTATATATGGTAGGCAGTAAAGGTCCGGTAATTAAACATACAACACTTGACGAAGCTGGTAAAAAAAAAATAGAATATAAAAGTGTTAAGAAAGATGTAGATGTGGCGAAATTAAAAAGAGGAGAATATGATTTGGAAGATGTAGTAGATGAAAAGGGGAGTATTGATATGGGGGGGATTAAGCTTGGTATATATGAGAGTAATCAAATTATATTAAAAAGAGGTAAATATGGCTTATACATTGTATGGGGAGAACAAAAGAAGTCTTTGTCAGGGGTGTTTCCAAAAAATAAAAATCCGAGTACCATCACATATCATGAGATTGTTAAAATAATTGATTCATCTAAAGCGTCGGTTCAGTGTCATATTGAAGATATAGGCGATGGGGGCGATGCGGGCGATAATGGCGATGTATCTATAGGAAATAAAATAGTAGTAAAGGGAATGGTTAGGATGTTAACCAATGATATAAGTATTAGAAATGGTAAATACGGAGACTATATATTTTATAAAACACCATTGATGAAAAATCCGACATTTTTAAAAATTAAGGGATTTTTAGAAGATTATAAAACATGCCCCATTGTTAATATTATCGACTGGATAAATAAAACTTATAAAATATAATCTTAGATTTTATAATAAACTATATTGTGAAAAATAAATAATGTTATTATTTATTTTATATTACCGTATATATATATAACATGGGTTTGTTTGACACAATATATAAAAGACAACAAACTGTAGCCGATGAAAAAACGCAAAAGGAGATAGCAAAATTACAGGAGGAGATAAAAGCCGGTATTATAGAACTATCCCAGAAAGCAAATAAAATAGATGAATTAAAAAATAAATCTGCTGAGTCACAGTCACCCGAAGAGTTGGAAGAAACTACTGACGAAAAACCGACTGGTGGTTTTTGGTCGGGGGTTTCAAATTTATTCAGTTCAAACAAAGATGATTCAAACAAAAATGCAGATACATCTCCATCTGTTAAAGAGTCGGAACAGCCAGCAGACTTGGAAGAGCCGAAACAAGTAAGTAGTAGTAGTATCACACGTGAAAGTTCCGCCATGTCTGAAAATCCCGCCATGCCTGAAAGTTCTGCCATGCCTGAAAGTTCTGCCATGCCTGAAAGTCCAGCAACGTCTGAAAGTTTCACCCAGCCTGTAGGTGTTTTGTCCACAGGTAGTTCATCTATGGACTATGATAGTCCTACTAGTCCTATAGCGCCTCCTTTAGCGCCTCCCGCAACGTTTCCTTCAGCGCCTCCCGGAACGTTTCCTTCAGCGCCTCCCGCAACGTCTCCTGCAACGTTTCCTATTCTCAATAAAAACACAACCACAACCACAGCCACACCCATACCCACACCCATACCCGTTATAGGAGAAGATAGTAATAAAGATAATAAAAATAATAAAAATAATAAAGATAATAATGATAATAATGAATATAATAATAATAATAATAGTTCACTATTAGGTGGAAAAAAAATAAAAAAATCAAGAAAACCAAAGCAAACAAAACATAGAAAGTATAATAAATCAAAAAGGTTAACAAAAAAGAAAACCATTGGTCATTCCGATAATACAGCACAAGAACAAGCACAAGCACAAGCACAAGCACAAGCACAAGCACAAGCACAAGCACAGGCACAGGCACAGGCAGGTGGCTGGTTGTAAATAATTTTTTTTTCGATTACATAATTTTGTATTTTTACAATCATACAAAATTAATGCACTTCTTCCATAAACACATTTATTATATCTTGTCGCACTCTTACATTCGATACTGCGCAGGAACACGCAATTTCAGCTCTCGTGCTATTTCATCGCGGTAACAATCAAATTGTAATGTAAAACTAAAATCATTATTACTAAAGTTAACCAAATTCCCACCGTGATAACGAAACTTAAATTTTAATTTTGAAACCCTTTCAAGGGGTGGAAAAAAGTGTGAGAAGTTTTGAAGAAGCGAGTTTCTAGAGTCAAAATACTGCGAAACAGGGACGCCAAGAATGGGTATTTTTGCAAATGACGAGTTCACTTTACCACCATATGTATTATTTGTAGTTGAATTTATTCTTCTCGGGTAAGGCTGAAGCTCATCTATTTGATTATACTCAAACATATCCATATAAAAAACATTTTCACCTAAAGTGTTTATAACATTGGGCGCTACTACATAGTATCCACCACCAGGCAACCAATTATAAAAAATATCAAATGTCGCATTTTTATATTCATTGTTGAGGGGGACAGAAACCGGTGTTTGTGTAGCAACATACGATTCTTTATTAAATCCTAAAAAATATGGAAGCCCCCATTTCGTATTTCTACAATAACTTATATCATTCGGTGGAAGAACTTGACAGTTTGTATATGCACTATTGCTCGGTTCGCTATACTCTTCTATTTTATCACACAATAGTGTAAAAGGGTCTGTCTTATTACCAAACCATAATTTTTGATTTACGTCGTTATATATAACTACAAAATTATTATATCCAGGAACAATTGCGTCGGAAACCGCTTTGTTCATAATATTTGTAAGTTCATTTGCCATTTGCACCGGCGAATATAACCCTTGTTCTATCGTAATTTGCAAAAAATGCGTAGAACTCGATATTGTAACACTAAACGACATCTTTGTATTTTGTTTTATTGTTGTAAAAACATCATTAATAGATGGGAAATTCGACTCAATAAGTCGTATAGACTGTACATTTGTTAACGATTGCGGAAGAGTGATTTCAAAGAAAGCCGAATTTGGCCATGCGCAAACATCCCTATCTTCGGAATGAATCGTTACTAACTTTCTATCCAAGCAATACGTCTGTTCGCGTGTTATTAGAGGGTGTTCGATAAATGTGTTTCTATTTTGTCCGTTCATTTATATAGTAAAATATATTGTTATATATAATATAACATATAGAATTTATTTTATATTAGATTTTTATATTAGATTTTTATATTAGATTTTATTTGTTAGATATATATTATTGTTATTTATGGTAAAAAAAATAATAATATATTTTATAGTATACTATATTATATAAATTATAAAATGCAGAGTAATAGTCCGATCGCAAATTTTTCACCAATTGACAAAGTCAACTACCGGTTTAAGACAATTTACTACTTAATTAATATTTGTATTCTTTTAGCATTTGTTGGAATTATTATTAAGATTGTATTTACGTCTCTTAGTATGGGCGACGAACAAGGTCCAGCATTTGCAACATTCGTTGGGTATATTTTCACAAGTGTTGCTCTTTTTGGTCTTTTGTTGGCAGTTGTTTCTTACTATTTTAAAGTTAAAAATACTCCCTCATGTTCCAGTTTATATCCTAGTTTTTTCCAAATACTTGCTTTATTTATTATTTTGTTCGTTATTATTCGACAGTCTATTTCATTCTCCAAAATGATTAACACATATCAAGTAGACCCCGAATATTACAAGTTTTCAAACTACTCCGGAATTCTCATTTTCTTTCAGTTGGTTCTTATATATAGTTACTTACAAGGAAATTTGAACTGTATCAGCACCACAACAGGCACTCTTAGTAAACCATCTATCGGCACGTTATATTTAAGTATTGTATTATTTATTCTTAATATTTTAACGGTAGGTATTATGGAAGTTATATTGCGTCTTTTTTCGACTTGTTTTTAAGTTTCGCAACCTTACTTACACGTAACTTCAACGTCTAATTATTAATAATCTATTTTCAATTATTAATAATTTATATGAATTAAATCAAATCTCACGCTTCTCATACGCCTCTTTCATTTTATATAGAACGCATCTTACAGATTCTTTGATATTTTTTACCTCGTATAGCGATTCAAGCCTCGATGTATCAAGAAAATTATTTGAACGTTCGCTCGCCAATATCTCTCTCTGTTCCTCTATACTAAAATTATCCCACGTAAACTCTTTATCCACTATTTCTTTATACATTTCCAATATATCATTATGACTTATTAATCCCGGGTTCGTAAGGTTCACCGTTCCTGTCACGTTTTTTTCACACATGTCTATCATTATAGGCAACAACTCGGGAAGAACACTCATCGAATTACGTATCGAACATATTTTCTTATATGTCGTAATCTTTGTTATGAAATTACGCGGATTTATTTCATCTGTAATCGGCATCCTAATACGCACATTCAATACATTGTCAAACATTTTCATAATCATATCCGTATATCCCTTCACCGTTGAATACGACGACCCAAAAAAATTCGGCTTAGAACCCTCCACAAAACCACCCCGCTCCTCTTCATATGGATGTTCATCGCCATCATATGTGAATATACACCCCGTTCCCAAATATCCATAGTGTATCCCATATTTGTTGGAAATAATAGCAATCGCCACCGGAGAATAGAGATTATCTCTAATATTTTCACGTAGTTTCCCCCTCTGTTCTAAGTAATCTATTGTGGTATATTTCACCCCATCTATTGTTCCATGCGTTCTTCCAATTGTAGAAATTATATTTGTAGGATTGACTTCTTTTATTTCTTTTTCAAGTTCGGCGCTATTTTCGGCTCTCATATTACCTACTACAACTTCGTGTCCTCCTCGTATAAGCAACTCATAGACCTTTTGTCCAATCCAGCCATTTGCACCATACAATAAAACTTTCATGCCTCTTTTATTGTATAGTTTATAATTTTGTTTCTATTTTATTTTTTTCCAAATATATTTATTTCGCGCTATACATTTTAATAAGGGTGTCAATCCCTTCTTCGAAATTTTTAGTTATTTCCCACCCAAGTTTCTTGATTTTTTCATTACTTATATAGTACCGTTTGTCGTTAAACGGGCGATCTGTAATATACTCTATATATTCATCACAGTTATCTGTTTTTTTTATTTTCTTAATCAACATTTCGGCAACATATTTTACCGTGTATTCTTCATTGTCATCCGACCCTATATTGTATATTTCCCCAATAACACCCTTTTCGAGAATTATATCAAACGCCTTCACTACATCTGCGACATGAATAAAAGCACGCACATTAGTCCCATCTCCTTGAATTGTTACATTTTTATCTTCACATAAAAGTTTTATGAACTTTGGTATTATTTTTTCCGGATATTGATTTGGTCCATATACATTATTACCTCGTGTAATGATAATAGGTATATTAAATGAATAATAATAGGACTGCGCTATAAGTTCCGCACTTGCTTTTGTTGCGGCATATGGATTCGTAGGACATAATATGCTTTCTTCGGTTTTTTTAGTTTCATTTTGTTCTATCATTGATTCCCCATATACTTCGTCGGTAGATACGTGTATAAATTTTTTGATTTTACCATATTTTCTAACCGCTTCTAGTAGATTGTGAGTTCCCACAACGTTGTCTTTCGTATATTGAAGAGCGTCTTCAAATGAATTTTGAACATGACTTTGTGCAGCAAAATGTATAATATGGTCTATTTTATAATGTTCAATAATATGGTATACCAAGTCGTAAGAACACAGATTTCCCTTAACTAGTATATAACGTTCAGAATTCCTAACATCTTCTTCTATATTTGTTTCAGAAGCACAGTAATACATTGCATCTATATTTATGATTCGCACATCATTATATTTCTTAAAAATATAATTTATATAATTTGAACCAATGAATCCACAGCCACCAGTTATTAGTAGATTTTTCATTTAATATTTTTTAATATAATAAATAATATATTATTACTTATTATATTTATTATATTTATTACTATATTTATTCCTATATACAATAGTTACACACTAATCTATAATATCCGAATGCCCGAATGCCCGAATATTACAAAACAGATAAAAATTTATAAGTTATACCATATGACGCGTTGTCTTCCCACAATCCTGATATTTTTAGAATAATATCTATGTTTTTTTTCTTATCATTAGAGTCAGAAAATAATTTCAATACTCCCGTATTCACTTGCGCTTCTAAATTATGCGCCGGAATTTTATCAGATGCGTATTTTTTTAAAATAATATGTTCTATGTTTTTTATATTATTTATGGTTTCGGTATTTTTATCAATGCTGTAGTATATAATATTTTTATTGTACTGCTTATCTATCGCATCTATATTTATTTTTAATAAAATATTTATACCATTAAATATAATATTGGGAGTAGAATACAATATTCTTATAAACCGGCTTTCATTTATAATTGTATTCTGAATTGGTTCATTAAAGTATATATAGCTCGCATTAAAGTTTTCCGGTTTTGTATCAATAAGTTTCATTTATAATATGCACAATTTTTTTAAAATGGAATAATATTCACTCTAGTGTAATTATGATTATATATTTAAGTATTTCGGAGTATTGTATTTTAATAAAATACATTTAACTGAAATACAATTTAAATCTAAAATCTAAAATTAAAATAGTATTCACTTTTATTAAGTATTACATATTCATATTCATATCCGTTAATAATGATGAAATTTTTAGAGACACATTTTGATGATTATATTTCTTCAAATGCGAAGTGTTCTCTTCATCCGAAGTTGAATAAACTGTACGAGAATTTCCCTTCGAAAGTCGAAAATTTGAAAAATATTATTTTTTATGGTCCAAAGGGTACTGGAAAATATACACAAGCGCTTTCATGTATAAAAAGATATAGTAATAGCGAATTAAAATATGAGAAACGTCTTACTATAAATTCGAATAAGGATAATTTTATAATAAAGATGAGTGACATACATTTTGAAGTAGACATGTCGTTATTGGGATGTAATTCTAAAATCCTGTGGAATGATATCTACAATCAAATAAATGACGTTGTATCCACGAGAGCAAATACGCATGGTATAATATTGTGTAAATATTTTCATAAAATACATAGCGAGCTATTGGATATATTCTATAGTTACATGCAATCTCAGTATTTGAATAAGATAAAACTTATTTTTATAATTATAACCGAGAATATAAGTTTTATACCAGATAACATAATTAACAATTCTCAAATTATAAGTATCCCTCGTCCTAAGATTTCGAATTATAATAAATGTTTTTCTGTAAAAAATGCAACAAATGTACAATTAAAAAATACGAATGTTCAGAATATATCTAATATAAAAAATGTAATAACACATATAACGTCGTTGACGAACCCGCACGAGTGTATTTGTAATTCTATAATAGAAAATATAAAGAATCCCGATAAAATAGACTTCTTAACATTTCGCGATATTTTGTATGATATATTAATATATGAGTTAGATATCAATGAGTGTATATGGTATATTTTAACAGATTTAATACGCTGTAATCTAGTAATCGAAAATAACATTTCTGATATTTTACTGAAAACGAATATTTTTTTACAATATTATAATAATAATTATAGACCAATTTATCACTTAGAAAATTATATGTATAATCTAATAACAATAGTAAATGGATATAAAAAGAGTTCAGAAAGCACGTGAATTATTAAATCTAAAATATAATTATACATTAGATGAACTGAAAAAGAATTACAGATTGTTAGCGCTTAAGCATCATCCAGACAAAAACGGCAATAGTGAAGAATCATCTGAATTTTTCAAGCAGATTAACAGTGCATATTTATATTTATTGAATTTCGACATTTCTCACGAATCTCATGCATCTCATATGTTTAATGCGGGAGATAATCATGAAGCAGGATGTGACGACGCGGGTTCAGATAGTTATATGTCAATCTTTCGTACCTTTATACAATCCTTGTTGCAAAAGATGACGGTTATCTCACAAGAAAATACGCATTTAACGATAAGTACGTTAATAAAAATAATTGTAGAAGATTGTCAAGAGTTATCAATAAAGATGTTTGAAGACTTGGACAAGGAATCTGCGTATACTATATACGAGATTATAACAACATATCACAAAGCTTTCCATATAAGTGTCGAAAAAATGGCGCTATTTGAGAAAATTATGAGAAGTAAAATGGCGCTTGATAATCTCGTCGTAATTTCCGTATCTCTTGGCGATTTGATGGGAGACAACAACATATATGTATTAGAACACGAAGACAAGACATTTTATGTTCCTCTATGGCACACCGAGTTGTATTATAATTTGTGCAAAACAGAAACCGCATCTATTGACCTAATCGTTCGCTGTATTCCGGTAATACCATCGCACATCTATATCGACACCAATAACGATATTTATATTGACATTCGCATGAAGATTGCGGATTTATTAGAGAAAAACTCTATTGATTTTGACGTAGGTGGTAAAAATTTCACGATAAGTGCTGAAGCATTATATATAAAAAATAATCAAACATATATATTGCGTGGTGCAGGAATACCTACCATAAATGCGAAGAATATGTACGATACGTCGGATAAATCTTCCATCGTCGTTAATATAGAATTATGTTGATGTTTTTGCTATTTTCATTATTTTCATTATTTTCATAATGAAAATAAAATTTTGAGTTTTGAATTTCGATTTAACGTGCATGAATTTCCGCATTTCTCACCATATCTATAACATCTCATGTTTTTAAGAGAGTCATAAGTCTATAAACTACTTTCCCCATTTGGGGACATCATGAGGAAAAACCTTCCGCATCATCCTCGCCATATTTCCAAAACATCCCCTCAAAAGTACCCATCCTCATTTCCACGAAACTACTTCCCCCATTTCGTACCCATCTTTGCAAAATCGTCGCGGACTTTTTGCGTTCTTTGTTGGCAGACCATAATGCTCTTGTTTATATTATATGTTTTTAATAAAATGACATCATAAAGGTAACCCAGCGGAAATTGGGAGGGCGGATGCCGAAGAAGTGATGATGATTGTTTTTTTCAAATCTAAGGCTGGGTTTTCAAAATTGGACATTTATAAATGTCCATTTTTCAAAACCTGGGGTAGAAATATAAAAAAAACATTGATTTCATCACTCAGAGCATAATGCTCTAAATTGCGTTTTTAAGATTGAAAATTTGTGACGATAACTTTTTCAACTTTTTTATATATTTTATGAAAAGGATTTAGGCATTTTTTATGTCATCATTATATATGATGACAATGATGACACAAAAAAATGCCGATTTTTTCATCTGTGAAAAATGTGACTTTGTATGTAGCAAAAAAAGTAACTTTGAAAAACACCTATTGACACGTAAACATAAAAATGATGACAAAAAGGAGCAAAAAAATGCCGAAAAAAATGTCTGCATTTGTGGTAAGAGTTTTAAGTACCGTCAAGGACTTTTTGTTCATCGAAAAACGTGTGTAGACTATATCAATAATGACAGCAAGTATGGTAACAATATTGATAAAGAAAGTATTAATAAAGAAAGTAGTAAAGAAATAAATAATGTTTTATATTCTGACAATAAAGATAATATAACAAAAAGTATGTTCATGGAACTGATAAATGATAACAAAGAGATGATAAAAATAATTAAAGAACAACAAGACCAGATTAAAAAACAGCAAGAACAAATAATTACTATTATACCAAAAATAGGTAACACTACAAATCATAATACGACAAATAATAATAATAACAATACAACTAATAACTTTAATCTAAATGTTTTTTTAAATGAACACTGCAAAGATGCGTTGAATATTTCCGACTTTATTGATTCTCTCAAAATAACTCTTGAGGATTTACTATTTTCAAAGACGAACGGGATATCGCGTGGGATAACGGATATTATGATAAAAGGACTCAAAGAGCTGGACATTTACAAACGACCTATTCATTGTACAGATATAAAACGGGATATCATGTATATAAAAGATGAAGACAAGTGGTGCAAAGATGAGAATCATGTGATTATGAAAGACACAATTGTGAAAATTGCAGACAAGGAACGAACTGCGTTACAACAATGGGCTATCGACAACCCCGATTGGATGGAAACGGAAAGAAAACAACTGGATTACTTAACAATGGTGCGTTCGATTTGCGAACCTATCGAAAACTATGACAACTATGAAAAGAAAATATTAAAAAACCTCGGGAAAGAAATTCAAATTGATAAGAAAAATTAGATAAAAAGGATATTTTGGAGAAATGGAGAAGAATGGTTAGTAATATCAATGATGTTTCTTTTTTCAAATCTAAAGCTGGATTTTCAAAATTGGACATTTATAAATGTCCTTTTTTCAAAACCGGGGGTAGAAATATAAAAAAAACATTGAATTCATCACTCAGAGCATAATGCTCTAAATTGTGTTTTTAAGATTGAAAATTTGTGACGATAA